GGCACAGCCCAACCCCAATCAACACCCCCAAATGATTTAATTAACCAGCTAGAGCGTCTGGCAAAGCTAAAAGAGCAAGGCGTTCTTACAGAAGAAGAATTTCAATCACAAAAAGCCAAATTGCTTAGTTAACCCTTTAAAAGTAAGGAGGTGAAATTATGATTCCAATCCCTGGTTTCAGAAGTAGAACCCCATGGAAAATGGCACTTGCAGGTTTTGTATACGCTGTCGTTCTTATGGTTATTGTGATCGCTATTATCAACCCTTCTTCTGAAACACCTATGCGTGACACTTCTTTGCCGTCAGCATCGAACGAAGGTTTATATCGACAACGTATAAGCACACATAGTCAAGAAGTTGGCTCAACCCTAGCAAGCTTAGGGGGGTTACTACAATCCCCTCGCTTAAATGACGACGAATGGCGCTCTGCGGTAGCCATACAACTTATTAAGCTGGAAACTTTAAAAGAAGAAGCTGAAGCAATTGAAGTCCCCCAAAAATATACTGAAGTTCATGGTTATTACCTATTAGCTATGGATGAATTTGCAGAAGTCACCAGACAGTTACCAAAAGCGATCGATGATTTAGATGAAACCTTACTAGAAACTGCCATGATACATTTGGATCAGGGAAATAAATACGTCCAACAAGCTACTCAGCTTCTGTTATAGTAATTACTATCCCCTTCGACCTTTAGTTTTCGAGGCCGCCTTTTTCTGTGCGGCCTCTATTTCCTTTGCCTCGGCCCAGTAGAACGCCATCCATTCGGAAAATTCTCGGACGGTCATGCGTTCTTGCAGTTCTTTCACCGTCATGCCTAGATCCCGAGCAAGGCGGAAGGTAAACACCTTTTCCGCCTGCTCAGGATATTGATTAGGAGCTTTCATTCCCAGCACGAAAGGTCTTTTGCATTTCCTTCTGCGCTAGCTCGCTTAGGCCGTTGATTTCTAAGATTGCGAACAGGATTTTGTCTACCGCAGCCGCAGATTTCTCCCAAAGTTGCTGCGCCTGTTCCACCGTTATCTTAGGCTCTTCCAAACATTCAGCCAGCATCAGGACCTGCAGCTTGTCGCTGTCCACCTGGCCGTTGACAGTTGCTTGTTTGGAAAGCCGCTCACGGGCGGCTTTGGTGAGTTCCTTGATTTTTACCTTTCCGCCCCATTGGGGGATATCTACCACTTCCTGGCTTAAGTCAGAAGTAGCAAGGATTTCATCAAAAGTTAGGATTTTATCTCTTTGAGCCATCGTATTCCTCCTTTCAATCTTCCAAAGCCTGTGCTCTTTTTTTCGCTTCTTCTAGTTCGTGCTCTAGCCGGCACAACTCACGTCTTGCCCGTCTACTCAGGTATATAGAAATAACTGCCAACAAGATGGCTAAAAAGCTAACGATATTTTTAAGTGTAAGTTCCACGAGTAACATCTCCTGTCACCTGAAACTCCGCCGAGAACGTCGCTACGTCATCAACAGGCGTTTCAGCTTCGTAGCTGGTGCAGATGCAGTTGCCGGTATACTTCACGCTGCCAGAGTCACTTCCTTGAGGCCCGTATTCAAAAGCTACTTCCAGCCCTAGAATACCATTTAGGTGTTCGTCAACAGTGGGATCAAACGCGCCATCAATGCTGATTGTAGCATCCTTTAGTCCGGCGATATAAGATTTTGAAGTTGCCCCTAGGGTCGTGGTTTCGTGTGTCTCCGCCTCTTCCGGGAAGGAAACACTCTTAACATAGGTTGAAATGTCTGTAGGGGTGCTGGTATCTCCAGAAGTCCCAAACTTTATAACTGCCTTGGAGCCATGTGCATAGCTCATTTGTCATTCCTCCTTGAGTTTTGGCAAACAAAAAAACACCCCGTCGGTGTCTGCTGCCAATTTAATCTTTTACAAGACGCTATTTCCTGCCGAACGCAATGCTGAACGTCGCGCTCGTAATCGTCCCGCCGAAAGTCCAGACTGCCCTCGTGTACCGCTTGACTGTGCCCGTTATCGCCTTCCTCTCGCTGCTGTGCGCTGCCGTGACCTGCGTAAATGTGCAGATTGCAGACCAGGAATCGGTAGCTCCGTCATCGTCTGAGTGCTGTATCGTTATGTCCAGTGTGGGTGCCGCGCCTTCAAGTCCTGTAACTTGCAAATATCCTACTCCGCCATTTGCAGAACTGCTGGTGTTGTCAATACTCGTGCCGTTCCCGGATTCGGTCTCCTGCCCCAGCGGGTGGTAGGTCAGGACCCTTTCCAGCCCCACTCTACTCTGCGCTTCAGCCGAAACTGCAGCCACATCATCAACGGGTGTTTCGACTTCGTAACTGGTAGCGACTGCACTAAAGCCGTAACCCGCGTCCTCAACTGCACTTTCTCCCTGCGGGTAATAGTTCCAGATGCTGGTATCCTGTCCCAGCGCCGCCTCCATGATTTCGTCTATTCCGCTTGTATCACCGTCAAAAACACCATCCGCGCTTAAGGTCGCATCCTTCAGCCCCGCCAAGTAATTCTTCGCTGTTGCCGTAAATGTCGTAACATCGTGCGTCTCAGCTTCACCGGATATGGAAAAGTTCTTCAAGTATGCGCTCAGATCGTAGCCGTTTGCGTAAACCCGCGCATTGCTGCCGTGTTTAAAACTCATCTAATTCACCTGCCTTACATACATTGAAACGGTAAGCTCCGCTAAACCTCCAGCAGAGTTCCTTATTTCATAGAATTTTACGCCTTTAAGATCAAAATCGTCTAACTTAAGACTGAATTCCGATTCCGATCCAGATTTATCTATTACTTGCAGGGAGTGCAGATGAGAAAGTTTATCTTTAGCATCCATCTTGCCACCTCCTAAGTTTGGTAGGTTAAAGTGAAGTTCAGGCTCCACTCGTAATTATTGTTTTCGTCAAGACCGAGAGGAATAGGGGATGACTGGTCGGCTACCACGTCCAAGTAACCGGAAATGCCCGCAGATTCTAAGGTGTCATATACAGCTTCCGCCTTAGCCTGCCCATCCTCGTAACTGCTCCATCGGACCCTGACCTGTACGCTAGGACGTTTGAGTTCCGTCGAAGTCTGGAGCACTCTTTGGGGGGGATAGCCGCCGGTGCCGAGGACAAAAATAGAATTTATAGGAACATATTGGGAGGCTGGCCGGACGGGGCCGACAAAAATATTTGTGCCTACTGTCCCTATGCCCTGGCTTTCTAGGTAGTTTGCTATATCCAAAGCAGGATTCATCTTGCTATCCTCCCTTGCTAACGACCTTCTCTAGTCGCTTAGCTATGGCGCTTGGCAGTTTCGGCACGGCGGCTTTTACAGGGTCTTCGAGATATTTGGCTTTGCCTACTTTATGTTTAAAATCTAGCCTTTCATGTTGCACCACGGCATATGGAGCCGCTGGACCGCCATACCCCATCTGCACTATCACCTGGTCGTGATCGTATTCCGGCTGCTCAACGTGCCCAGTCCCTTGTAGCGTCCCTGTGTCCACCGGTACCTGTTTCTTGCTCTCGGTCATGATCAGTTCCGCTTCAGCGTACAAGGCTTTTCCTAACTCGGCCTGCGCCCGCTCACCCAGTTTTTCCAAGGTGCGCTGCAACTCTTTTGTGCCCTTTACTTCTACCGTTATTTTCATGTGTTGACCACCCTATGATGGACAGCTCCTGTTTCATCCGGCAAGGCCTCCACCGACAGAATTACCGGCTGGCTCCCGCCCAGCAGGGTGATCCTGTCCTGGACGCCAACGCTTACCATTCCGTCCAGGTAGACCTGCGCCGTGCTGACAACTTCTTGCCCCGTAGCAGCCCGAACCAGTTTAGGTTTCTGCTGCACAAAAGCAGAATACTGGACAGCAGTTCCGTACTGCGGTTCGCCGTAGGCATTAACACCGGTAAAGGGTTCAATTGTAACAGTTTGGTTGAACCACTCTAGGAAGTCCTGCTCCAGTGCCATCAGCCATCATCCTCTTTGCTTATAAGAGAGTTATTCTCCATCATGCCGAGTTCAAAGCGCGCGTCTTCCTCCGGTTCCTGCCAGGTCGGGAAAGCTGATGAAGTCAAGGCGCGTTTTTCCAGGTCGGCGGCCAGGGCCATATAAGCCTGCGCTTTCTGGCTGAGACTGATGCTCAGGCTCCCAACTGACTTGTCCGCCTGCCTTGCGAACTTTGCCGCTATCGCTTTTGCGGCGCGGCTTGCCGCCAGCAGGACGTTTGTCGTCTCGCTCAGCAGGTAATTGATTTCCTCGTCCTGGAGAAGCTGGTCCGTTTCGTCCGTATCGCCAGTGCGGAATCTCACTTTGTCCTTGTCGGTCGGCAAGCTGGGATCGTAACTCCAAGTCATCCTCACTCACTTCCTCTACCCACCCAAGTTTTACAAGTTCCCTGAAGCAGGTCCAGGAAGAAGCGCCGGGCGGCAGGAGCTCACCCGGCGCTATCGTCCTAGTTCCGGCTGAAATTGGTACCTTAGCCTTATATTGCATCGTAGAACAGCACCCCGAGGTCGGAAGCTACCAGCTTCATATCAAAACTCATTTCGCCCTCTATCCGATCCGAAGCTAGCTGCTCCATCCGGAACCTCTTGATCCGGTTACCCTGCGCACCTGCTCCGAGGTAGCCCGTCCAGGAGAAAGTATAACCACCGGAAGGCTTGAGTAGCGAAGGTGCAGGCGCGGCGTAGACGAGGAGCACCTTGCCGCTGAAGATGAAGGCGGTGCTTTCGGTCGCGCCTTCGGCGGCGGTATTCACCACGCCCCAGGGTATGAGGAACTTCTCCACGCCGAATAACCCAGCTAGGATGTCCTCGGTAATGACAGCCTTCTGGGTGTACTTGACGCGGTCAAGGACTTTCGGGTGGTGCTTCAGTTTGGTAAGCACGTCCGGCGCCACGACAAGCGTGTTGGGCTTGTAGCCCGTCGCACTAGCTATTGCCGTTATCGATGCATCTATGTCCGTTATCGGGTCGGAGTTAGTATAGTCGCTCCACTTAATGAACTGATCCCCGGTCGGATCAGAGGCCACGCCCTGCCGATCAGTGCTCCAGACGTCGATTGTGAAGTATTGGTTGGCCCAAAGCGTTTCACGCTTGAGTAGCAATTGTTGAGTTACCCATTCGGTAGCATCCCGGTCAAGGTTGATCGGAGCATCAACGTTGGCCCGCATCTGGTCGTCGATGTCTTTATGCACCGCGTAAGGCCGGCAGTAATAGGTCGGCGTATTATCGATCCGCCAGCCGCCGCCAGCCGACTCAGTACCAGGTGCTCGCTCTTGAGCCTCTACGCGGAACCAGTCGGCTCTTTCATACTTGAAGTACCGGTCGGATTGCTTCTGCACCGGCACATTCGGGAATACTTTGTCGGCAATAAACCCCGCTGCCTGCTGTATATACGCAATCGAAATGTTGGTCAATGGTTGGTTAACGTGGACATCTCCAGGAGTTGGATTGGTCGGCATTTTTAGTTCACTCTCCTTTGCTAGCCTATCGTGATTAGCAGCACGCCTTCACCTTCAATAAAGACGGTCGTGCTGCTCGCTTTAACACTAATTGAATCAGATGCACCAAAAGCGTTATCCCCAGTTATCGCCGTGCCGTCTACGACGGCTCCCAACGGCGTACAATTTTCGCTGGTCAGGCTCACTACGCCGCCAGTAACGTCTGTAGTGCCGATTTCAAGGTTCAGCGTGGTCGCCTTACCGGCGGTGGTAACAGGATCAGTAACTACAAAAGCTACTTTGGTGATTGCTCCGGCGAAACCGGGAACATACTCGGTCACCACATCGCCGTCTGCTACATTAGCAAGTTTTATCGGTATGCTCAGCACGGACTTGGTGTTAGTCCCGGTGCTGGTGCGCGTAACAAGCAACACCGTATGGATCTCGTCTGCCGCGCCGCTCTCCAGCGCAACGCCGATTACTGCATCGCCGCCACTTGCCGTTACTAGCTTGCCAGCAGCATCCGGTGTCAAATTCTGCCCTGCAGTGACGTTCCCGCCGTAAACAGCTTTGCTTTCACCGAGGACCATAACAGTGGCTGCTTTATCCAGTTCGGGCTTGTTCTGCAAAATACCCACAGCGTTTTCGCCCGCTCCAGCTAGCACTGCTTTGCCGGTATTGTCCACTTTGACCGCGTAATACTGCTTCGCGGAGAAATCCGCAGCAACAATGAGCGTTATGGTTTCAACAGGGATTTCGTGGGCCATTTTAGTTCACTCTCCTTTGAGTCTCCTGGAGATACTCGGTATAAAGCTCCGGATGCATCTCCAGGGCTTTCGTAATTGCTTGCTCCTTAGTCATGCTAGCATCCTTCTGCACCAGCGAGTTGGCCGCCGCCTCGATTTTGGACATAGCGTAACCGCCGCTGAAACCTCCGCTGCGGCCAATCTCGGCGTAAAGTGCGCCTTTCTGAATGGCTTCGTTCGCCGCCTTCAGCACGCCCTCAAGTTTGGCGTACTCTTCCGGCGCTTTCTCAGCTAAACCCTTGAGCACTAGGCCAAACTCCTCCGGCTTAGTCGGCAGGTTGCCGAAGTCGGTGGCGGCCTTCTGAACGAACTCCTTGCGTAGCTGCTTGTCGCGCTCTTCCTTGAGCACTTTTTCAAGCTCTTCGGCTTTCTTGACGGCTTCCTGCTGCTCTTTCCAGAGGGCTTCTACGGCAGGACGGACCTCTTCAGGAATGCCGGAAAAGTCATAGCTGCCATCTTCCTTTTTGGTAGGTGCAGGATAGCCATACTTTTTCTTCTTGTCCTCTTCCTCGTCTTTCTTGTCCTTAGCCTTCTCAGCCGGCGCAGGGTAGCCGTAGCCGGCCAATTCAGCTAAGGTCTTCATGATGTCTTTAGGCAGTTCATCCTTATATGCTGACAAAATTTTGAGTGCTCCTTTTACAGCTCCTTTTGCTTTGTCGGACAGCTTGGCTGCCTTTAAGACTTCCTCGACTTTTTGCTCGTCATCAAGTTCAGTTTCTAAAACAGCCTTCAGAATTTCTTCCATGGGTGAATCATCCTCCTTAAAAATTAGGAACTTTTTCCTGTTCGCGCCTCGTGGGACAAGAGACACTTCCACAGCGTCCAAGTCTTTCAACCTGTTCACACGTTATGCCACCTCCTCACGCACGCCGAATCCTCCGACACTAAAGCCAGTGTATTCTCCCTTTTTGACTGCTTGCCAGAGTCTGTCGTCGGAGATATGGACTCCAAGTATCCAACTTCCTTTCTTCACCTTCTGCCCGCCCCACTCAAAGTCCATCGGGGCAATGTAGCTCTCTACAACCTCAGCTTGGGCCCTCCTGCTATGCCTGTCGCCAACAACCCGGGACTTCACCAAAAAACGATGAGCCGCCGCTTCGATTTCATCAGCGGAGATAATATCGCCCTGGCTATCTGCGGTATCGGGCTCTAAAACCACACCGTACACCAGTTGCCTTTCGTCATCGGCTTTGAGGATCGTGGCGTGGTACTCTTTAGCAACCTTCGCCTTGGTTACGTCTATCTTCTGCGGTTTCTCGCCCGGTTTCGCCCATACCAGCCACTTCTGCCTCTTGCCGCGCAGTTCGCTTATAACATCAGCGAGGTCGCGTTTCTCGGCGTAGGGCGTCTGATCTTTTGGCTTGTCTATCAGCCAGACCCTGCGCCCACCGGCAACAGGCGCATACTCAATCAAAAATCTGCCCTTGAGTTTTTCGCCGTGCAGGAACAGCTCCAGCATGTGTTCGCGCCAGACGCCGATCTCATAGGTACCATGGTCAATGGCGAAAAACTTGCTGTATTTCTCACTCGTAGCTCCTACCTCGCCCGGCTCGGTCACCATCGGCTTACCAACGCCTACGTTCAGCCAGGCTTTTGGCATAGACAGTTTGAACTGCCCCTGAAGGTTATCATCGGGCGGCAAAGCAATCAGCCTGTCGCCGCCAGCCTTGCGGTTGTCCTCAGTCGTACCGAGGAACACACTGAAGCCCCACAATTCGCCATCGGCTTCAAAGCGCAGGTCGCCATGCAGACTGTGGTCAGTCTTTAGAAGCTCATTTTCATCGAGCTTCGTTTCTACCTCGCTTAACCCGCGATAATGATGGTGATATACGAACCGCCCTTTGCCATCGGGCGGGAACATTTTATGCCAATTCTCAGCCCAGAACTTCTCAGCCAATTCAGTCCTAGTGTCGCCTTCTTCACCTAGACGATCGGCTTTTTTAAGCACATCCGTTTTCAGCCAGTTTGTCAAAGCTCGGTCCCATGCATCATCGCTCCAACCCATCTCCTTAACCTCTTTTTTGCCGATAAGTTTATCAAGCGGTGGTTCACAATGGAATGCATGAACGTCCGGCATCTTCACTGCAATTGGCCGGGCTTTACCACCTTCTACAAGGTAATACCGTTCACCCCACCCATCGTTAACCCGCCAGATAAAACGACCGCTCTCCGAAGCTACTTCTCTTGCACTGTGACGCTCAACAGGCTCGCCAAACTTCTTCATACTTTTGGCGTAAGCTTCCTCAACCAAAGCCTTCGGATCAGCCTTGTTGACCTGCTCCAAAGCTCGCTTAATCTGCTTTATCTTGCGCGCCACTTCCCCGCTGTCCCCAAACCGCCTTATAGCCGCCGGGTGGGGTAAAACAAAATCCGCCCTATCACCCAGAGCGGATTTAGCGGTCTGTCCGAGTGCCACCACTATCTGCGGGCTGGCCCTATCTAACTCATTTTCCAGCCAATCACGCCATTCTTCTATTTCTTGCTCGTTAGGCTCTCTCACCCTGCTTCTGTCATCTGTTAGTAGGACTGGCACGATATTAGTTAGAAAAGCGTCCTTCCTTATTAATCCTAGCGGCTTAAGATAAAGTTCGTTCAGCGTTTCACCACAGGGACCTGTAAACGGTTCCCTTCTAGCTGCTTCAATGCGCCCCGGTGAAGCGCCGATGAAAGCTATTTTTGCCCCCCGGGGACCGGAACTGGAAACGTAATGCTTCTTTACCTCCTCCTTTAGTACGTGCCCTCGACGAGCGAGGTCCACGGCCTGAGCTGCAGTGTAGGCAGGGCGGGATTTGTCTGGGCCGACCACCGTAGGTTTTCCCCAGGCCAACTTAGCCCTCCCGTCTTCATATAGAATTAGTAACTCCTCAATTCTCACATTGAGAGTATCGCCCTCAGAAGCCACTTTCTGTTTAGTAACAAAGGTCTTGCCAAGATCAACATACCTCTGTCTATTTACTTCTACTATATTGGCAAACTCGCCAGGTTCGCGCAATCCACAATAGTAAGTCCAGCCGTTTTTCGTCTGCTCAACCTTGAGTACGATCACTTTGATTTCAAATACTGTTTTCCACTTTGCCCAGTCATCTGACCCCCCAAATTCATACGGTTTGGTCGCGTCCTTGACCATCAGCCCTTCCGAGCCTGACTGACTAGCTGCCCACTTGCCCACTATCTGCAGGTCTTTCTTGTCCTCAATAGGGACAGCATGGGAAAACTTCACGTTTGGTACTCCGAATGCCCCCACTACTTTTTCAGCATGCCTGCGGCGTTCTTCAAGCGGTTTCTGGCTCAAATCCTCGCCGTCCAGATACAAACAGTCAAACACGTAATAAAGCGGTTTAAACGGAGACTTGCCGGTAAGCAATTCCATCAATTGGGTGCGAGGTACCAGTTTACCGTTATGAGTAGCCAGCATTTCACCGTCCAGGACGAAGGAATCAAACCGGACTTTTTTCGCTGCTTCCACCAGTACCGGAAGTGCCTTGGCTCGGTCTTCTTTAGCATCTTCAAACCAGACTGAAACCCTGTCCCCGTCTCGCGACAGAATACAGCGGAAGCCATCAAACTTCACTTCGCCGATTAGTTTTGCCCCTTTCTCCAGCTTTTCCTTAACCCAAGGCCAGAGTTCCTCCGTCGAAAAGTATTCGGTTGTGCCCGCCATGAGGGGTTTCTGAGGTGCAAACCGCCGGCCTGGCTTTATTCCCGTCTCTATGGCTTCTTTCAAAACAAACTCCTGTCCGTCTCTGGCAAAAACTGCGCCTTCTATTCTCTCCCCTTTTTTCAGCGCCCTTTCGGTGGGTTTACCGATGTGGGTGAAAACGATCTGTTTCACGCCAAGTTTCTTGGCTTTTTCAGCTGTGTCCACGGCTGCCGCATGGCCACCCACACCGCCAACAAAAGCTATCGGCCTATCCCACGCCGAGCCCTCCAAAAATGCCAAGTCAGTACCCTTGATCCAGTCCGGCACTCGCCAGAATTCCGGTGCCCAAACTACGGTACCCTCTGGCGTTTTGATTTGAAAGCCATAGACCGGGTGGCTTGTGTGTTCTACTGGCCGGGCGATAACCTTTAAACCCTCTTCTTTGTATACTGTGCCCTCTTTTTCGGGCGCGATAAATTGAGTTTCAAATTCTTCAGCAATTCTCTTGGCATCACGGACGTAATCGCTTTCAGGATCAGTGACGAACACTGCATCCAGGTTGCCCGTATATTTCCTTATGGCCTCCGGCTTGATGTCTGGCCCCGCATCAAACAACAGGTTTCTGTTGCCCAGTACCAACAAGCAGGCATCGCGGCGTGGTGAGTTCATCGCGCCAGTGCCCAGGGCGATAAAACGCGTCTTGTCCTCCTTTACCACCTCCCGCTTAAACTCGGACTTACGTCTCAGCACTAAATCAAATAAGGGAACGCTTGTGCTATGTGGCCCCGTAGGTCCGTCAATGTAATGTAAACCCCCTTCTTTCTCCGGGTCGAGTACTTTCCGCACCGGCAGCCAAACGTTCTGCGCCTGTACCAAGAAATTGTCGCCGCTCTCGTCCCGGTTGGCACGGAAAAGCACGTCTATATCGCCAGGTTTTTCCTTGCCGGAAGCCGCAGAACCCACCACGCAGACGAAGTTGGGAACAACGATCACTTCCTGCGGCAGGTTCGCCAGCTTCGCCTCCAGGCTCTGCGCCTCCTTCACATCGCGCAGCTTCTTCGCTTCCTGCACTAACTCGCTGTCTTCATCATAGTCAAAACCTCGGCGGTCGAACTCTTCTATGACCCACAGGGAAGCATTAACTATTTCTTCCACCGGGTCCTTGCGCTTCTTGGCCGCGCTGTACCACTGGTGGAGCCGCCTCCACGCATTCAGGACTTCTTCATCAGGCGCATTCTTCAGCTTATCCGGGCGCATCTCAGCCAGGGCCATCTTCTCCAGGAAGGACGGTTCTTCCGGCTCGCGCCAGCGTGCTTTGCCACCGGAAATAGGAAGTGCCGCCCGGTGTATGGTTTTCCAGGCCCAGTCCGGGAGAAGCTTCCTGGCTTCGTTTAAGGCTGATTCGAGATACTCTTTGCTTGGCATCTATAGTCTCCTCCGGGCTATTGATTCACAGCAACGACATGCGGGGTGCAAAGGCGGCCCAGTTATACCACCCTCATAGGTCCCATCTAATGGTGCCCTTTTACCATCCATTTCTTCACAAAGATCACAAGCTCGCTCGTCAGGAGTATAAATCCATTCCCTTTCTACTTCGCCCGGGTCAAGCAGGTCCTGCTCCACTGCCTGGGACCAGGCCATCCTTTGGCCCTCGCAACTGGCCTTCATGGTTTCAGTCCGCGCGATCAGTTCTGCTCTTCTTCGCAGCAGTCTCTTCGCATAATTTTCAGCCATTTCATTTACACGTTTCAAGGGCCGCGTACCATCTTCCGCAAGCCTCCGCCAGTAATTATCGACAGCCCGCATCTGCCGCTCGGTCAGGCCGATGTAGTTGCGTATCCTCCTCGCTTGCTGGTACGGGTGGCCGCCTTCTTCGAACGCCCGGCGGACTATTGCCCGAATAGCCTGGCGGCTTTCATCGGTTATCTGAGTTATTAGATCTCCGGTGTGCCGGTTTATAAACTCGACCGCCCGGGGGTTAAGCAGGTCGAAGCGTAATTCCACTTTCAGCTTCTTACTCAGCCCCCGGGCGGTGGCTTTTCCCACTTCACCAACGATCTCCTGAAAAACTTCTTTCACCGTTACAAGCCCCGCGCCGAACACAGCCCAGTCGATCATGTTCTCTACGGAAGCCAAGTCCCCAGCCTGAAGAGCTTCAGCCATCCTCGCCACCACCACCTTCTCCTGGGTGGCGGCAATAGCGAGAAGAAAAGCTCTCTTAACTTTATCCAGCTTACTGTCTGCCACGCGGTGGAGCAGCTTCCATTCGGGGTCTTCGGGTTTCACGGCTTTTAGGATCGGTCGTTTCTGGCCAGGTGGCCTCGGTCTGAACATTTAATCCTCCTCCACGCCCCCACTCGGCAGGTTGGCCGCTTCAAGCAAGTATTTCTCCAATTCCTTGTTCGGGAACAGCGGCATTCCCGCCCCGGCTAATCTCTGAATAAAGTTGCCTAATTCCTCTAGGTCCACAGATTCTATGTCCCCGTGGCGAAGCTCGGGATAATTTTCAATCTTAAAATCATTCAGCTTAAACAACCTCGGTATGGCGTGAGTGTTGAACACATCTTCTATCTCATCCAGGAAAGCACCGATGGCTACGGCGAATAGGTTCGTCTTCGACGAAGCCAATGCATAGCTCCCGACCTTCTGCGTCCCTAGCATAATAAAATCTGCTAACACCGTCTGGGCAATCTGGGTATTATATCGCTGAATAGCTGCTCCGGTATCAAACTGTCTCCGTCCACCGGTTGAAAGCAGCTGGATGTCATATAACTTGTTGCCCTTTTCGTCGTAAGCCAACGGCATGACTATACCCTCCTGCTGGTCACGACGTATTTTTGTAACCAAGTCTTTGAATTTCTGTTGCGCCGTTCTTTCCTCATCTGACTGTGGAGCGGCGATATTCGGCGGCACCCAAATTACAGGCAACCCGGCCAAGTCACGCTCTATACCTATGCCTTCGATGATCTCGATGTTTTTCTTGAAATACCAATTTCTATAAGCATTGCGCAGGATACTGCGACCTTCCGGCGACCCTTTCGTCGTTTCTGTTCTGAATAGCAGCGATTTCTCTATCGGAATTTCCCTGATTTTGTAGTCCGGCGGTGCCGACTGGCGCATTGCCTGGATACCGCCCTCATCGTCGAAGACCCACTCGATCAGCGTCTCTTGCGCCCGGATAGGCAACTTGCGCCAGGCGATACGACCGTCGGTATATTTGCTCCGTTTGATCGGGTCGCGACTATCGCCCATGCGCCGCTTATAAACTATCTCAAAATATGACCAGCCGAAAACCAGCATCGACAGTATTTCGCTGATGGTAGCTTGCCAAGCCGTACTCATATCGTAAAGGCAACTCTCCAAGAAAGCCCTCGCTTCTCTGTCAGCATTGCTCGTCCCAGCGGCTTCGACCCGCCAGGTTACTTGGCGGCAAAGCATCTTTATGGCGAACATGATGGCCCCAACTATTGAGTCGTTGTCCCGCATTTCCTTGTAGACTCGAATAGCCTTAACCCCCTGCAGTTCGGGCAACCACTCTTCGGCAATATAGCCGCCCCACCTGCCGAGGCCTGTTTGGCCGAGTTCTAAGAAAATGTTATTGTCTGCCAAGAACTATCGCCTCCAACGGCTTTCGCCGTCTATGCCAATAGGAGTAAGAACTTTAATTTTAGATCGAGAATTAAGCCTGTTTAAAACTTGCGTCATCGCGTCCACTTGGTCATCGTTCGCCCCGTTCGGGAACGCCGCACACTCCTCGATAAAGTCATGCACCCAGGGCGCTATGCTCGGGTCGGGTAAGTATACGTTCCCGGCCTCGATATCCGGCGATACCGCAGCAGCCCGCGCCTCTTTGCTCCCTTGCGGCTCCACCGCGATTAACCCCGATATTTCTCGCTTCAACGTAGAAATTACAGCCGGCCCGTTAGCCTTATCTTCTACCAGCTTTGCCCAGGCTTGCGGCCACTTGGCCGACAGTGTTCTGACCGCCTGAACGGTGGCCGGGAAATCCATGCGGTCTCGCACTTGATCTAGTAGATATTTATCAGCACCTTTCCGTCCCCATACCTGGCCGACGACAAAGCTACCGCTTGTAGTTTCTTTAAAACTCATATCCCAGGACTGGAGTACCTCATCAAACTGGGCTGGCGGCTGCTGATAGAATTTCCACCAGTTTCGGTTCAATATGCCGCCTTCGTCCGGTGAAGGACGCTGCTGGTAAAGTGCCGCCCACTCGTAACTGCCTATAATCGTTTTGATAGTCATTAGTTCTTTTAGTGGATACCTATCTGGCCAAAGTGCCTCCCCGGGTCTCCTTGGGTCACTAGGATGTCCGTTTTCTTCTGCAACAGCCGGGAATGCGATGACCATCCATCGATCCGCTGCAGGGTCTTCTGCTGCCAATTTAAGCAGACGTGCGGCCAGATCGTCCTCGTGCCACCTAGTCAGCGTAATGAGAATCTGACCGTTTTTTTCCAAACGGGTATAGAACGTTGACGTGTACCATTCCCATATCGTCTCCCTTACAGTCTTTGAACTTGCCTCCTGCCTGTTTTTGTAAGGGTCGTCAATAATCCCGTAGTTGCAGCCCATCCCAGTAATCGCACCACCGACCCCAGAACTCTTGTATACACCTTTGTGCCCGACAATCTCAAATATCTCTGAATTTCTCAACCAAGTGCCCTGGGCCACTGTCCGAACGTTCGTCCCAAACAACCTAGTGTCCGGAAATATTTCCGAATATTCAGGACTGTCTATGATGCGCTGCACGTCCCTGTTCAGCCTAGCGGCCAAATCTGCACCGTAGCTAGTAGCAATAATATTCGCGTCAGGATTTCGGCCCAGAATAAACGCCGGTAACCTCCGAGATACCAGTTCGCTCTTGCCGTGACGGGGCGGCATAAAGACCATTAAGCGCTTGATTTCTCCTGCCACAAATCGGTCAAGGTATTCGCACAGCACCTGGTGGTGCCAGTTGGCATCGTACCCAGGGAACGTGTAAGTCGTAAAATCAATGAGTCTGCGTCGGGCTCTCTCCCGTCTGATTTCCTTCTGTGTTGGAAGCCTTTGCAACAAGTTGCTCAAGAATATCTAGCTCCTCATAGCTTAGCACGGACAAGTCTAAGATGCGATTTACCCGACCCTCTACCGCCTGCCTGGCCGTGGGCTTGCCGGAAAGAAGTTGGGCGTCCTGGATGCCGTAGTGCATAGCACCCACGACAGCTCTCAGCCAAGCAGCGGAGTCGCGATCCTTCGCACCGGGCTGGGACATGAAGGTTCTGGTTTCCCGAACCCCATCCTCAGCAAGGCGATAAAGTTCGTCCGCCAGGGCCTTGAGGCGATCAATGATGTAGTCCTTAACTTCAACTGCTGCAGCTTGGGCGGCCTGCTCAGCCATAGCCTCTAACTTTTTAGGTATTCTGTTCTGTTCCAGCCGTTCCGTTCCATTCGCCCTGTTCCATTCCGATAGCCACCGCCCGATGGTAGCCAGAGGGATGCCCGTAGCTTTAACAGCTTCACGAACAGAAGTTTGTTTAGCCAAGGCAATAGCTTTTTGTTTTTCTTCGTCTGACCACTTATTCCTAGCCACAGACATTCACCGCCAAACATAAAAGCCGCCTTCGCGGACAGCTTCCACGGTAGCAGTCTACCCCAACTTTAGCCTTCTCGTCTGCATGATTTACGCACAGTTTATCAGGCCCATCTCCAAAGCCACCATCGCCACCAATTCTTTGCGGTACTTGTAATAAGTCCGCTCCTCTATGTGCATCTCTATGCAGATTCTCTGCCACGGTAGCCCTTGGCAGTACTTTAGTTGAAACAACTGGCGATGGTGATCAAACACCCGCGTTAGCGCCCTATCAATAGCCGCGACCGTTCTAGTCATCCTCACAATAGCAACATTGGTTACCAGCCGCACCGCTTTCCTGCCGGTTGTATCACCCACGGCCGTACCATTCACTACTACATAGCTAGGACTGGGCGCCAGCGAAATAATGTCCTGCCTGAGTTCTTCAAGTTCCTTTTTGGTCAACTCATAGTTATAGAGCTCGTGTTCTACATATCGGAATACTGCTCGTGACAGCTTCACCTTGCCACCCCCCGCCGGTTTATGGTATATTTGACTTGGAGAAGTTCTAACCCCGGCAGGGGTTATTTTTATGCCTTCAGCACAATTCTCAACTACCAGCAGCTACTTCCTTCCCATATTTGATCATTTCTTTTTCCTCCAGCTCATTGTATTTCCGGTGAATAGCCTCAAAAATAGCGTCCCATTTTTCACCATGTCCGCTTTCGATCCCCGCTATGACATGGGCCAACTCGTGAGCCAAAATTTCTATCATAGCCGTAAACGGTATGTTAGTTGACACTTCAACCACCGGTATTTCAAAATCGCTATTCTCATCCGGGAACAAAGTGCGACCCACATTCGCCATATTCGGGGCCTCTTAATTCAGGATTAAACTGTATGATCGCCTCTATTTCAGGATACAACTCTTGAACTGCCTGGATAACCAACTGGAACGGGTCGTTGATAATCATCAGCTGCCCTCTCTCGCCCATTACAACACCACCACACAATTCATGATTCGTAAATTACTGCACTCTCCTCCAATTCCCCCAAGGTGCCACGACCAATTCTCCATTATTCAATCTCACTAATATGTTTTTTGGCCCCGGTCCTCTGGCTCGTATAAGAACTGTCCCTATTTTTCCGTATAGTAAGTGATGATGGTTTCGGTTTACATATCTCACCCTCATCCTGCCACCTTCTCGCCAGCCCAACGCCATGTCGCCGGGCCAATCTGATCAACTGGCCCCCCGCGCTGCCGCAGCGAAAACAAAGCAAATCCCAATGAATGCGCGGGTCTTTTGGCAGACGATGTAACACCCATAGCCTGCACGCGCTCCCAAATTTCCGTCACATGCAGTCCTTCGGGGTAAGCCATTTGTAATACCTCCAGGGCCGCAGTTATTTGGCTGCGTCTACGAACATAAGAATGTGGTTTCATGTTTAC